GCCATGTAGTTGAGCAATAATAATTCCTTGCTGAATTACTTCGGGCGTTGTTTGAAAAGCTTGGTTGGCATATGTTTGTGATAAATCCCGTGCCGCGATAGATGCGTCCCGTGCAGCCTCACTTGCCGTTTGTGCAGTCTCAGCATCGTTCTCAGAAGCTAGTGCCTCGGCTGCGCTTGTTTCTGCATCAGCACGTTTTACTTCCATGTCAGCCAATGCTGTTGACTTGAAAGCGTTTAGGTCTGCAAAAAGTTGAGTAAAAGAAGCTATCTCAGTTACCGCACCATCCGTACCGATTTTAAGAGAAAGCTTTTCAGCACCACTTGTCCCATCGTAGGTAAATGTGAAAGCATCGACGTTACCTGTCGCGTCGTCGAACAACTTACTAAGAAGGGCAGATAACGTAAGACCGCCCTTTTCGGCATCCTCTAGATAGGTGTCGAGAAGGTGCGTACCTGTTGCCGCACTCCTAAAATTTAACTGTTCACTAGGTACTCTAGTACGAGCCATTAACTGTCTTCCTCACTAGCCAATGTCCTTAACTGCGCTATGCGTGAAGTAGACAAGGACAATAGTTCTTCCATATTGTTTAAACGACCAATCAAGTTTCCTGAGTTTAACTGCGCCGTTTCTCTCAGAGACAATAATGCACCGCGAAGTGCCTCTATGTCGTCCCTAATCGGAGTTAATTCCTCATTAATACGGGCGTTGACGTATTCACGGGTGGTTGCCTCAACCTGTGAAGCCCAATGCCTACTATGTGGTGGGTTTGTCATTTTTGGTTTCCTCTCATTGGAACCAAGTTTCCTTTCTCAACTTCACGCTGAATATTTTGTGCGGGTTGAACAGATGCACCCCTAGCCTTTTCCATCAACATCATTTCCTGTGATGGCGTTGGACCTTGCTGTTGTTGCTCTTTGCTGATCTTAAACTGATCTAGGTCTGCTATCCCCATTGCGCGGATTGCTTCCTCGACCACCTTGCCGCCATTGTACTCCATAGCCATGCCAGTTTCGTTTAAGACTTTGAGCATGTTGATCCATGTCTCGGCGTTGCGGGTGGGTTCGAGGGGGAGTGTCCCGTCTACTACGAGGTAGTCAATCTCACCTTGGATGTCAGAGATTTTGAAATCTAAATAGCCATCATCAACCATATTAGCTACTGGACCCGCTGCGTCCTCTACGCCAAGTCGTATAGAACCATCAGACGCAAAGAAATCTTGCACATTCGATACCATCATTCTCACCATTGGTCGGACTGAAGTAGATGATATAATGCGAGACAATACGCCTAAACGCTGGGAACCTAGCTGGGTTAGCCTTTGAATTTCCGTTGCGGTTCTTACACCGCCCTCGGCTGTAGGCATACCTTGCTGGGCATCAGAGGCCGCTGATAAACGTTGCTTGAGTTGAGACATAGCTTCAATATCGTTCCAATGACCGCGTGTTACGTCTGGAACTTGTGCTACAAATACACCCTCTCCTGGTTTAGCCCCAGGCATGGTACGGACTAAGCCGTGTGGGTTTCTATCTATCAAGTCGCCTATTGCGATTTGCGTAGGATCAACAAAAATTAGATTAGATAGGGCGGCTTGCACGTTGTCGATACGGCTGCGAAGCAACCAAGTCGCAATGTCGTGCAGCGGGAGAAGCAAATCATACAGAGATTGCGAATAAGTCTTGTGCGCATCGTGGTACAAGCCGCCTATCACGGTAGGGAACTGCCTACCATATGGGTTTAACTGTGCGCGAATGATTACGTTTTCGTCCAATACCGTAACTACCATCCACAAGTGGTCTATGTTGGGGAGGTTTACTTCATAGCCAGCTAGTCGAACCCACATTTCGTCTACTACTCGGCTGTCGCCAAGAGTAAAATAACTTCCACCATTCTCCCGCCTATTTCTTTCGGCTGGATCTATTGATAATCCGCGTCCCGCTTCCTTGTGCCACTTGTGACCGTCCCAGCCACCCGAAGGAGGGGATAAACGATTGCGGAGCGCGGGGTACTGATTGAGCTTGGGATACATCCCCGTTTGGAGCAAAGCGTCAAAGGATGAATAGTCGGAGAAAATGATGTACTGCATTCTCTCCCAATCGCCCCACTGGACACGCGGATCGTGGAATACGCGCCTCGGATCAAAGTTTGTGATCGTGTTGGTCCTGTTGGAATTATCCCAAGTGACTTTGGTGGGCGCGTACCCATATCGGATACAATCAAGAAGGTGCTGTGCAAGTCTCGCTTCCCCCGCTGTTCTGCGCATTTGCTGGTGCAACAAACGCTCAATGATAGCCGACGATTTGCGGGACTTCCTGTTTAATCCTTCTAACTGAAACATTGGATTGCGGCCCGTAAGAGCCGCCATGAGATAGGTTAGTACCGTATCTGCAATAGCACGGGTGTCAGCGATAACCGCTTTCTCTCGAAATGATGTAGCATCTGGCCTAACGTAAACGTCATGGGCGCGGTCTGCTTCATTCCAGTGTGTATGTCGCCTTGATATTCGATCATACGACATTTGCATTGCAGACTTTACATAGTCTACAAGCTTGTTTTCCTGATCATCAGACAGATCAGATGATATGTCTTGATATGCAAGTAACTTATTTGCGTGATCCGAAAGATCGACGACAATACCATCATTCAATGGAGTGTACTCGGCTCTGTAGTTCGTCGTAGTTAGGCTCATGTTTTCTTTTTACCTTTTATTTCCCCCCCTAGTCGTCCCGATTATTCACCCCAATTGCGCCATGATAGACCTGAGTTGAGATCGGACTTGTAGGAAAAGATGCCACTGTCTTTATCGGATGTGCTGAAGGAAGGTGGTTTGTAATATTCGCCTGTGCTTGGTGTTCGAGCGAGTACGTCTAAACCTATGGATAAAGCGTCAATCTGATCGTCGTGTTTTCCAGAAGGAAACGTTTGGCATTCATCATGGAAAGCATCTAGCCAAGGCGCATTGTCTGGTATCAGTACACGACCACCTTCTATTAATGGTAAGACCGCCGATAGGCGGGTAACTTTATCTGTCGATATGCGGTACGGGATTACGGACACACCGCTTTCCCGCTTGAGTTCTTGGATCAAGGATTGCCCCGAAGCCTTGTCTTCGATGTAGATGCCGCGCAATCCTTTGCCGCGCCATTGGTTGTTGAGCATGATCATCTTGCGCTTGAGATCGGGAAACTCGTAACGGTCACGGTGTATGTCTACAATGTAAATGTCGCCCGACTTGTCGAGTCCCATTGTGATCATTACAGAATAGTCAGATGTTGACTTGACCTTGAATGCTGTGTCGGCTGCGATGATTAAAGTAGAGAATTTCTCTGGCTTCATATCGGCTGGGTACTTTCTCCACCACTGAGCCTTAATTAAATTACCACCTTCGATGTAGGGGGACTGTTGATAGAGAGATGCAAACTCGCGGGGGTTTAGCCGTTCACGTCGCTCAAGATCCTCAAGAGAAAATCTATCAGGCCATAACGCAATTCTTTCGGTAACAGGCAAGTACCTTTTTCGTTTGCTGATATTACGAGCTTGTTCATTTGTAATGTGTTCGGGATCGTCGGGTGGCAGTTGGCGACGGTCTTTGCCCTCTACACCTCTGACTACTTTATCTGTGATCGCTTGGAAGTTGATGTGTTCCCATCTACCCTCGCGCCAATCAGCGGTTTCCATCAGCCGACCAGCTATATCGTCGGGATGCCAGCGAGTTAGGATGATTATTTGTGATGGAGCTTGCCCGTCTAGGTCGGGTTGAAGACGAGTTGATAGACCAGATACATAAAAATCCCACACTTTGTTGCGCTGCGTTGCGCTTTCTGCCTCTTCACGGGACTTGAGAGGGTCGTCTACTAGTAAAATGTTAGCTGCGCGGCCCGTTGTTGTGCCGCCAACACCAATAAAATAGCCACCCCCACCCCCTGTTGTACGCCAATTGTCTACTGCACGGCTGTCTTGAGACATTTCTAGGTCTGGAAATGCTTGTATTGTGAGGGGATCGTTCACTAAATCGCGTACTTGTCGCCCAAAATCTGTGGCAAGTTGGCTGTTATAGGACGTGGACATGATGAAACGTGAGGGTTTTCGTGCCATAAAGTACGCTGGAAAGAACACACTCCCGAATGTAGACTTGCCGTGTCGTGGCGGCATGGTGATTAAAAGGTTACGTGGGCCGATACCCTTCTCTAAATTGTCCAATGCACCGATAAGTTTGCTGTGAAAGTCTGGTAACTTCCACTTCGGATTGTGAAGTCGGATGAAACCGTCAAAACTTTCCTCTGCCCTCTTTAATTTAAGAAGGTGTTTAGCTGCGTCTTGTGCTGTCAGCATCCATCTCTCCTTCCGTTACAACTTCCGCATCTAATATGTTGTTCATGCCCATAGCGATTTCCTCTAGCTGGGCGCGAGATAATTTGTCGGGCGTTTCTGTAGTTAGATGTTCATGCTGAACGAACTGTGCAGTTAGATCGGGCATGACCTTGTTGAGTAGTGCAGCGAATACACGAGCTTGGGTTGGGTTCCACCCTTCTTCGTGTCTTCCCATTACAACTTCGTGAGCTTCAGTTAGTTGCTCTGATACTTTTGACATTATGTCAGCACGAAGTCTGCCCACTTGTGCGGGTGTAAGCTTTTTCTCAGGTGGTAAAGATTTTCTTGGTAAGCGTCCCATTAGGTTTCCTGACGTTTTCAATTTTGCTAAGATTTCTCGGATAGGTGAGTAACTGTAATTCCCAAAATGCAACTCGGGGATCGACCATACCGCCCCCCTTTCTTGATTTTGACACACTTTTTGACACACTATTCTTTTAAGTCATTGATTTTATTGGTGTTTCTAGCCCTCTATTAAAGGTTTATATGGTCATTTTCGGCCTAAAAAACGTTTCTAAACTTGGTCTTTGAGCGTTAAAACATTGGGTTTTTCAGTGCCATAACCAAACTTTAGCAAAAATCCAAACTAGGATCGTCCCTTACGTGCGCGACCAACAGCAAAGCTGTTGAGGATTGATTTGGGGTATCGAAACACAAACCTTGGAGAACTAATCATGTTTACAATCAATCTTAATCAAAACGTTATCAATGAACTATTCGCTTTTCACACTAATCCAGAACCAGAACTATCAAATGAAACTATTGCTGTACTTGATCAAATCGAACTTGATCATGGTTCAAACTGGCTACCAGTTTCAGCTTTGGACGGCGAATTAACTTTTGAATATCTTTAATCAGAAAGGGAAATACTATGACAAACATCGTTAATACTTTGGAAAACAAAGTCCTTAAAGCAATCAAATTACAAAGCAATCCAAACGCTATCCATAGTCCAGAAGTCTATTACTGGAAAGCAATAGCCTATTGCGATTGTATCCAATATTTCACTAACGACAAAGACCGCTTTGATTGCTTTGACCGATTAAGAGAACAAGCCAAAACAAGAAAGCCAGCATTTAGCTAATTTACCTATGAAAGCAGCCTGATTTTTCGGGCTGTTTTGATGTGTAAATTCCTTACACGCGACCAAGACTGAAAGTCTTGAGGATTAATTATCAACATAACAATCAAACCAAAGGAGTCCAGAAATGGCACAATCAGATATTTTAAACACTACAGCAATCACACTAATCAAACTTATGGAAACTGAGGGGATGAATTGGACTAAACCTTGGACAACTACAACCAAGAACAATGGTCAACCAATATCAATTCGCAAAAGAGAATACAACGGTATCAACCGTTGGATACTTGGAATGGAAATGGCGATCAATGGCTATACTTCACCAGTTTTTGCAACGTTTCAAAAGTGGAAAGAAGTTGGAGCTAAAATCAAGAAAGGATCAACAAGTCACGAAGTGGTTTTCTTCAAGACACTATTCAAATCAGAGACAAACGACAAAGGAGAAGAAGAACAAATCAAGATACCATTACTCAAAACTTACAGAGTTTTTAATGCTGATCAAGTTGAGGGTTGGGACGGCAATTGGCTAACCGACGGAGAAGAACAAACACAAGATTGGAACGACGTAGAACTAGCTGACTTGATAGTTGAGAACAGCGGAGCAGAAATCAATCACGTTAATCAAGACAAAGCTTTTTATATGCCATCTCAAGATATGATTTGTATGCCAGAAAAGGCTCAATTCAAAGATGATAGCGGATACTATGGAACTATGTTCCATGAACTTGTTCACTGGACAGGACATAGCTCAAGACTTGATCGAAAATTCGGAACAAGAAAAGGCAACGACAACTATGCAAAAGAAGAACTTGTAGCAGAACTTGGAGCAGCAATGCTTTCAGCTATTGCCAAGGTTGATGCCGAACCAAGAGCCGACCATGCAAAGTATCTAAATGGTTGGATCAAGGGATTAAAAGATCAACCAAAAATGATCCTTACAGCAGCTTCCAAAGCAGAAAAAGCAGCACAATTTATTATCGACCAATCAACACAGAACAGCAAAGAAGTAGGGGAGTTGATAGCAGCATGATCAAAAGAAAATATCAATTAGAGATAGCGAGACTTCAAATGAGGTTCGCTTCTCAAGTTATAGGCATGGTGATTTTCACCATGCTTATTTTTAATCTACCAGAACTCATTCAAAAATATGGAAGGATACTAGAACAATGGAACTAATTGTAACAGTAGAACATCACTACGGAGAACGTCGAGTTTATCCAGAGTGTGACAAGTCAAGATTGCTTGCCAACATTGCAAACAAAATGACCTTAACCGAACCAACAATAGAACTAATCAAAGACCTTGGCTACACGTTCAAGGTTAAATCAGAGGAAATATAATGGAACAAATAGAAATGTATTTACCTAGCCATTGGCTAACAGCAATCTTTAATGATGATCAAACTGGTTTCACCGATGAAGACCAAGAACAGTACAACGAATTTATCAAAGACATGAATAGTAAACACTGTGATTGGCACGAACTTGATTGTACTGATGAAGCTCACTTTATGACTTATCACAATGCTAAGAAGTACGGTGTTTTAGCTTGCGATGTAGTGACAGTAACCTTTGCAGTACCAGAAGAATAACTCACACGTATGCGCGACCAATACCTAAAGGTATTGAGGATAGAAAACGATTGGCGAAAGGAGACAACATGAAAGGCAGATACGAAACGTATTTAATACACCAACTTGGTATGGCTTCAACAAGAGCCGCAAGTTTATACGATGCAATGGACAGTCTACATTTTTCAATAAGCAAAATGGATGCTAACAATCTAAGACTTATGTGGACTAACTTTAATGGACTGATGGAAGCAGTGGCACAATTCGCTGACCATAATCCAGGACTTAATGATTACAGAGAGTGGAACAAACCAGAAAGCGAGAGAGTTAAATAACAACTAACTACAACCTGACAAAGAGGCCGCTTTTACAGCGGCTTTTTTGTTGCCTAATGAAAGGAAATACAATGAGAAAAAGAGAAAGAGTTTTAATTAAATTAGAAGGTGACATCCTATCACCAGAACAATATGGCAGACATCTATTCGACCTATGGATTAGTGGTTGCTACGGTCAAGAACAATGGGACAGACAAGCTAAGTTTGTCAAAGAAAATTACGACGATGATAAAGCAATGCGTCGATTTGTTATCACTGAATTTTGTTTAATGCTTGCCTCTGAATGTGACTGTAGTTCTGGCTACGCTCAATCAATCATGGCTACTCATTTCGACAAGACAACATTGGACAAGTTGAACGTCGCCTTAATCAAAGACGTTAGAGAATACTTTGAACATTACATTAACGAAAGGAAATCAGCATGAAATTTAAATGTGAAATCGAAATGGCTAACTCAGCGTTTGCTGATGATCCACTACTCGAACTATCAAAACTACTGAGCAATTTGCTGTTCAAGATTGAAAAAGAGGAAGGGTTATACCCTTTATCAATCCAGTTAAGGGAAGGGATATTCAGAGACTACAACGGAAACAAAGTAGGCAGCTACACAATAGAAGGAGAAGACTAATGAATAATTTAAAGGGAACTATGGAAGTACACTTTGGATACTTGGATATAAACGCGGAGTTTAAATTTGAAATAGACTTGGATCAACTCGCAGTGGGTGAAGAAACAATTCGAGAGAATGACGAAGGTGCAATTCACGATGCTATCTATGACTTGGTTAAGAGTACACCAAGGGATGTATTGGATTACACAATCGAACTGGAAGAAGAAGAAGACAATGAAGAAGGAGAAGACTAATGCCGTTACATTGGGATATAGGAAACATCAAAGACTATAAGACAATTTGTTTCGATGGTGAAGGTGACGATACCACATTAAAAACTATCACATCTACACTGATTGACCTGACTATGAACTTAGGTATCTGCAACTTCACAGATAAGAACATAGATGAAGTCATACTTAGAATACGAATCTATGAAACTATCTATGGCAAGCTTGTCTACAACATGGACACTGGTGATAACTGCCTGACTAACGAGGTGATCAGACAGCATGTCGGATTGCATACTAATGGTGGTTCGTTTTCGTTTGCACAGTTTAAGAAGTATTCCATCAAAGCAATCGAACGTCGAGCCAAAGAGTTAATCGAGTGGGAAGACAGAGATAGCAAAGGAGAAGCAGCATAATGGAACACCAAACCTACAATCTTATGTTTGCCATTGCCTCACTGCAAGAGGGGCTAGAAGTTTATGTCGATGGTTCTCTATCAAACTGGATGGAAGGTGGCCCTAGTGAGCCTGATCGAAGACTGTATACAGTCTCAGCGATTGCTGATTGCGACGATCACTTATTCATAATCAAGAAAGGAGAAGCAGCATGATGAAATGGAAAGACCTTGACGATAAGTTACGCAGAATATCAGACGCCTTTACATACCTAGCCGTCGATGATGATGGGATGGTGACAGTTTATATTGGACCAGTAGATAAGTATGAACCTATTCCAGAATGGACAGGATTAACTTTCGATAGTGCGGAAGTTGTTCAACAGATGATAGAAAAAAGGAGAGCGAATGACAAAGATATATTACGACGACAAGATTAGTTCAATCGTGGGGTGTGATGTCCTCATATTTTTAGAGAGACATAACAAAGCAGTGATTGAATTAGCGAGGGATTGTATCAAGAAGAACCTTGGTGTGAAGACATGCCTTGGTACACAGATAATCCCTGACAAAGAATACCTTGATGAACAACACAGTTTTGTTGTTCTGCAAAATGGTATCACAAGTTTCGGACCTACTCAGTACCGAAACTAAGACAACTTACTTGACAACTTAAACAACTAACGTGTAACGGTTACGCTACACGAAAGGAGAAGTACGTTATGAGACTATATACAAATAACAAAGGGGCATGGGCTGGAACACAGGCCGATGCGAAGAAGCTTGAAGGTAACTACGAGGTTGAGGATGTGCCAACAGACAAGCAAGGTCTGATGGATTTCCTTAACTGGCATGCGGTGGGTGGCAACCTCAAGTACATAGAGGTCGAGACTGATGTGCCTCAACATACAAACTTACAAAGCTGTTCAGCTAATCGTGATGTGCGAGATGCAGCGCAGCTTAACCAATACGATGTCACTGATGTCGTACTTAACTGTCCGAAGCAGCACTTAGGAAATGCTTTGGCAGCAATCATATCAAGACTTAACGATCAACTTGGAGAGATATAATGGGTGTATTTTCTTGGCATACA